GATTTCATACAATTCTGATGCTACTTTGTCTCGTTCGTTTCGGGTGTCACTATGCAAGTCTGCAGCGAGCAGCTCTAGCCGCCGTTTCCGCAACTGGTATTCCTGCCAACTCAAGCCGTGATATTTGAGCCTGCAATGCCGTTCTATAATGATTAGCCAATCGCCGTAAGTCTTCGGCACTCCATGTTCGTCCAGATTGACGTTCGCGGTAGAGGCGAGCTGCAACGCCTTTATGTTCTCTGTCGAGCCGTCGACCGAATAGCCATTGCTCTCCGTGGTTAATGATGTTGCAGACGTAACATTGCACTCTGCAATTTCGCTCATCCCATCGAGTTGATAGGAATTTTCGGCTAATAAAATGTCCGCAGTATAGTTTGGAAGCTGGAGCACATTTGCCGCACGTCCAGCACCTCGCTTCTCCGTCCTCGGCTGAAACGTATTTGAGTCGGATATAGTGGCTGAAAATTTCATCTAGCTGCTTCTTGATTTTGGTTTTTTTTACACGTCCCATTGCAGTGCCGAGTCATCCGTATTGTGAACCTCGGTTCTTTCCACATATCCCCGTTGCTTTCCTTTGGTTTTGAGGTAGAAAATTATCGCCGTAGTGTTACCGTCTTTTACCAACTTGAAAAGGTTGCTTTCTGCAAAATCAATCACGCTTTCGTTTATGGATTCAACCGCCGTCTTGTATTCCTCATCTGAATGCATCCAATCATAGTGGGTTGACCTATCAATGCCCGCCGTTTTTGCTGCCGTTGTTACAATGCCAAGCGATTTTTCCAATGCAACGAGCATCGCCTTTTTTAGTGTCGGATTTTGTCGGTTCATCATACTCCGCGAAGCGGTAATTTTAAGACTGGATTAAAATCGAATGTACGCCGTGATTTTTTATCACGTCGAATCACATCCTTGCCCCACTTTTTTTGCAGCGTCCAAAATTGCGATTTTTCGTAGTCCAGATTTCGGTATGTTGCACATCCTCCAGCCTGTTCTGCTTGCTTTACATGGTAGTGAGCATAATTGACCCGCAGCGCGCCGCCATATTTCTGTACATGCTGCAACGTAATGTCATAATCCTCTTTGAGCGGCAAATTTTCATCATACCGTATTGCAGAGGTTGCTAGATGCGCTTGAAAAGGTCCCCCTATGTACTGGAATGTGCCGTAGGGTGTGTATTCTCGATATGCCCCCTTGTCAGCAACGCAATTCAATCCCCAAAATTGGTAGCCCATTTCCTGACAAATTCGAGCCCAATTTTCGCATGCTTCCTCCAATTCATCTGGTTCAAAATTGTGTGCTGTTTGCTCCTGCCAATAGCCAATGCCTTTACAATCATCATCCAACAAAACGATGCAATCGCAATCGTCGAAAAGGTTATCCAAAATCCAGTTGCGAACGCGGCATAAGTTTCCCTGAGCCGAGTCGGGGCAAACTACAATTTCATTGCCATTTGCTCGGTATTCATCTGCCTGCGATTCGCAAACTACTAACCGCACGAAAGGGTAAATAATTTGAGTAATGCTCTGCTCTGGTCTTCGGTAACTTGGGCTGTAAAATTTGACACGCATCAGCTCTGTAATTTTTTGATTGCTTCTGCTCCATTCAAGACACGTCCAATGCCGCTGCTCCACGGTTTGCCATTAGCCCGTCTGCCCGTTTCGGTTTGTAGGTCAAATAACGTCTTCGCTTGCAACCAATCAATGTCCGTGTCGAACTTCAAAATTACGTAGTTGCTTTCTCTGTCAATTTCAGTTGCAAATGGATGTTCGGTATCTGCATTATCTGGGTGAGCCATTTCCGTGAGGTCATCCTCATCATAAAGCACCGTCATGCCCCAATCTTCGAGCTGTGATAAATCCCAACTATTGCCCAATGCTTCCCAGTCCCATTCGCCATAGCCTAGGTTGTCTTTTATGATGAATTGACGCTGCTGCTCCTCATCCCAATCAACGAAAATAACAGGTATTTCGGCTACTCCAATTTCCTGTAAAGCCCGTAATCTCATGTTGCCGCCAAGTACCGTTCCATTCATGTCTGCAACCAACGGTCTGGTGGTGAGCATTTCAGGAAAATTTTGCAGACTTTTGACCAGCTTTTTGTACTGGTCATTTTTAATCACTCGCGGGTTGTCAGGGTTACTGCTTAACGCCTCAAGCGGAGTCATTTCTGGTGCAGGAATTATCTGCTTAGCAGCCGTATTTCCTCGTGTCGATTTTTTGGTTGTTTTAGTGCCCATAAGTAAAGGGTAATTGCGTTTTCATAGATTACGTTGGCTTTGTCAATCAACGGGTCTTTGCTGCGCCGTTCTAAAGCCGTGATTTCTTTTTCTCCGTACGTACTAACTAACCACTGCCGCATTCGGTCTGCTTTGCCGTCATGCAATCGGTTGCAAGGTCTACATTGCGGAGCCGCATTGGTAACGTCATACCGAGTCGCTAGGATTGCACGGGTCAGATAATGTCCACAATCTAAATCCTTGTAATGCAGCCAATTCCCACACGTTGCGCACTCGGCTATGCCATTATCATCTGCCCAATAACGTCTGATGTACTGGCTAAATAATGCATCTGCTTTTGCCCGTTTATTTTGAGCCATAGGTCAATTGAGCGTATGTGGTGACGTAATCTGTATGCGGCACATAAAACCGCCAATTCAATTCCTCGTCATACTGCTCAACAATGTAGCTGCCATTTTTCAACTGGAATATGTACCAGCATTCATGCTGCAATTCCGTCGTGTTTTGAAATGTCCGCCAACGTAAGGTCTGCCGTGTATTCACTTCGTCTGCGAGCTTTATCAATTTTTCGGTATAACGATAATGCCAAATGTCGTACAAAAATGACAAAGATGCTAGCAAAAAACAAAGCGGGAGCACCCATGTGAGTACCCCCGCCGTATCAATCAAAAATTGCGTAATCATGCAACGCAATGCTTTAATACTGGCAAATGTAACTGCTTCCGCATTTTTGTTTCCATCTTGTGAGTGAATTCCGCCTGTACATTCAACTCATTAAAAAGGTCTTCCGTGGTGACTTCTAAAACCAATGCCAACTGGTTGAATTCACGTAGGCAACTTTTTGCTTTCTGCACATCCTCTTTTATCTGGTCACCGAGCGACCAGCACTCGTGCGCCCATATTTCGATGTCAAACAAATTGTCTGACGTGGAGCGTAATTCTACTTCCGCTCGGCTCAATCTTTCTCGGTTGTGAGCGATGTTTTCGTTTGCCATTTTCAAGTCCCACGTGATTTTCGCGGCTATCTCGATTGCTTTCTGTGTGATTTTCATGATTTCTAAATTTTTGATTTTGATTGATTACGCTACCTGTTGATTTTTCTCTGCGATTTCGAGCATTTCGATTCCAATGATTTGCTGCTCAATGTTTTTTCTAACTTCTGTAAGTCCAGCGGCTTTTCCGCCGTAGAACGATGTGAACGCATCTGCTTTCATTCGTTCGGTAGTTCCTTTTTCAAATTTGAATGATTTTTCAAGTTGAACATTCATGTTTTTGAGTGCATCGGCTTCCTTTGCGCGGATGTCTTTCAAAATGATTTCGAGGGTTGTTTTACAAGTCATGATTTTAATTTTTGATTGATTCGTGATTGATTATTTTGTGAAGTAAGAACCAGCAGCGAACAACTTAACTGCTTCACGAGCAGTTGAAGCGTATTGGTTATCGGTAATTACCTCTTGGTAGATTAATTCTTTGGTTGCAGCCCACAGTGCGTTTTCTGACGTGTCCCCCCACTTTTGGGCAATCTCGATTGCTTTGCGAGCATTGGTCTTCAAATCTGACTGGGCATTTCCGAACTGTTGGTGTGCGTAGTAACTCATGATTTCTTTTTTTTTTCGATTGATTACACCACAAAGATAAGGGCGTTAATTCTATTTTTCCAACTTTTTCGTCAAAAAAATTTGATTTTTTTTTAGTTTTGTAGAGTTTGTGGGGTTTGTAGCCGTCAACTTTTTTCGTACTCTTGGCAGGCATCCCAAATGTGCTCCGCTATTTCTCGAAAGTCAACCTCATCGGTATATGCATCAATCACGTCACCAAGCCAGCCTACGCCGTTTTGCTCGGGTCCTGAGTCTTTTATCTCATCCCAATAGTCGCCCGCAACTACAATAATGCTCTGCACATCTTGCAACTGCCCATCTGCCCACATCTCAATGCAACTGTCTTGCAGGTGGTCAAGATGCCAAAGGGCGAAATTCCAAGTCGCCCAATTTTTCCATCCGTTGTAACCGCTCATGATTGTACTGAATTGAAAATGGATACTGCGTGATTTGCAATTCGGCTTTCTATGCTGTCAAGCACTTGATTCTTGCGAACTTTTGCCCTGCGTAAGACGCCATCTAAGTCTGCGATTTCATCCCGCAACAAATGGAGTTCGGCTAAGTCCTTGCCATGTGCTACGGCTTCTGCTTTCGATTTAAAACGCGGCGTGCTTAAGTCGATGTCGTCTTTGATTTCGGCGAACGGTGCGACAGGCATAGCCGTCCAGAGTTTTTTGATGTTTTTCATTTTTTGATTGATTAGAAAAGTTTAAGGTTTCGGTTTTTGATTTCATTCATGCAGATGGTCTGGATTGAATTTAAACGGTGCATTTGCTCCTTTGATTCTTCGTTGAACATCGCGGCGGGTGCTACCTGCCGTATTGCCCAATCCACGTCTGCGAGGTAATCCAAAAGGTGGTCGTCATCCCAGCTTTCGATTAAAATTTTGGTAGGTACTGCTTTCATGATTCTTGGTTTATCATTTCTCGGCTAACTACGTCCTCGCTGAATTTGTAGCACAACTCGTCAACCAAATCTTCGCGGTATTCCCACTCGTCATGGCTTTCCCACAGCAACTTGCCGTCCCAATCGCTAAATGCTTTAATGTGCGCGTGTCCAAAGTAATCTTTTTCCAATTCGGCAGTGATACCTCCTGTGATGATGATTTTTTCGTAGTTCATGATTTCTTTTTTTTTGATTGTTACGGTTTTTACCATTCTTCTTGTTGCTTTCGCAATTCTGTCATTCGCGAATTTGTTTCTTGCAATTCTTTGTCAACCTGTTTGATTCGGTTCACATTATTGTTTTTCCGCGCATCCGCCCATTCAAGAAGCAGCGTCTGATAATTGCAAACGCATTTAGCTAATTCGCGTTCGATGTCTGCAAGCTCGTTTAATGAAATATTCATGATTTCTTTTTTTTGATTGATTGATACGACAAATTTATGGCACAAGGTCAAACGGGTCAAGCTTTTTTTTCGTTTTTCCCTACTTTTTTTTTGGTTATAACAGCAAAAGCGTTAGCGCCACTAC